GTCTCCTGATTGAGATCTGCAATCACTGCTATGACGGAATCACAACATCACTCTCGAAAACAACCCGGAACTCTTATATAATCTAAAACAGATACAAGAAGAAATAGAAACCACCTTCATGACGAAATCACAAAGTCACTTCCTATTGCTTGAAATATGAAATACTGTAAAGACGTAATAAAAGTAGTACAGGAAAAGCCAAAATATATATTGCATACGATATATAGTTATATTTCATCCCAGTAGACACATGATCACATGTTACGAACCCCAAGCAAAGTATGCATGTTGGGGCTGACATCCTCGGTGGTGTGTCTTTCTGTGTTTTCCTCTTTTGTACCAATGCCACCATCCAATCCAAACATACGTGTTTGCGCTGATTTCAAAGCAGCTGCTTTCATTTGTATGTGCGCTTCTCTAGCTCGGACTGAAGTTTGAGACGTGAGTTCATAAAAGTCGAACGCATAACGAGCTAAACTCATGTCTCGCAAATTTCGAACTAAACCGTATCGTGGCATATACGGTTCCTTTTTGTTGCGCATTTCGATATACGCCTCTGCGACATCAGAGAAGTGTGCCATGATTTGTCTGAACGTCGGTTTTGCATTTTCAATAACGGGTTTGAGTGGGAACTCGACTTGCTCACTTCCTTCCATCATCACCCAAGTGCCGTTAATATTTGGCGAGGTTCCATTTTCAATGCACCAAACCATAAGTCCATTCATCACTGTCGGCATCTCGCTCTCACTGATGTCGTATGCTTGTTGAACTGCTGCATACCAAGTATCAAATTGAGATTGGGTTGCGCGAGTATTTGATATGTCAACCTGTTGTGGAGTGTACTCGAGCAAATGATCTAGATTCAAAACTATAGCACCCTTTGATTTTGGCATTCTCATCTTTGGTGTTACGCTTTTGATACGGGGTATTGTGTGTGTTCCTGAAGTGCCAGCGTTGACATCTTTTGACTTCGCAGCATCTTTACTAGCTGTGGATGCAACTTGCTTGTTTTTATCATCCTTCTTCTCGTCTTTCTTGTCTTTTCCTGCATCTATGTTGTCACCTTGATGGTGCACTTCATACGTTCCACACTCAAATTCGTCATCCAATTCGACAAATAATTTTCTAAACTCGTGGAGTTCACTATTGTCAACTGTTCTATCCAAGTACAATTTTCTTAAAGCCATGCTCGCAATATAAGGGGCCTTCCCTTCTTCAGCAAGTGTTGCAAACGGCTGCTTCTCAAGTAACCATGAATAGAATCTGCGAATCTGATGAATCAAATCAGGATAGCCCCACGCCTCAATCATTGCTGCACATATAGCTTCTAGTCGGTGTTCAGGTTGTTCTGCTCTGTCCCATTGCAAGATAGACACCACACGTTCCTCTTCCAATTTTGGAATGTACATGCCTTCAATTTCAAGACCTCTATGAGACATAAACCATAATTCTTCTTTGTGTTTTGTCCTGGATGAGAAATCATAGTTTAAGCCTAAGGATGAGAAGTGGTCTGAAAATCTATCAAGCATGTCTTCCTTCTCTGGATTGACAGCTATCAACAAATCATCTCCGTTGACAAAGAACTTGCAACATTCATCTATTTCCTCAAAATCGATGCATTCTTTCACAAATGCATAATGCATTGCAAGCACAACCATCAAGGAATTGTCAACAACTGTGGATGGTTGTCCGCTGTTGTTGCCTCTGAATTTCTTGACAACTGTTCCATCTGGTGTTGAGATTGGGGTATACACAATTTCTGTGTACAAGTTCTGCAACATTTGATATCCAATATCCCAATCCTCCATGTAAGTTGCTCGAATTGCCAAGACTGCATTTATGAGGTATGGAGTTAATGAGCTGTCAAATCGGGATCCATCCGCGTCACAGTATATCCAGTTGTCAGGCAGACTTCTGAGCAATTTATTCCATCCTCCATAAAACTTGGTCATTCCGACTGTCCAACAACATTCAATGTTCTTCGAATAAAATTGGTTGTTGAAATCGTCAACACAAACCTTTCCACCAAGAAGCGTGTCAAGAGGAGCTGCTGTGAAGGTGCGTGTTTTATTTGCCATAATTTTCTCTTTACAACGTAGCTCCGCTTTCAGTGAACCATTCCAAATTCCCAATTCCCCTTTGTACAACCGCAAACAACTCTGCATGACGATGTCCTCCTTGTCTTTATCCGTAAAGTCCTGGAAGTATTCCTTTTTCTTTCCTCCATACATCGCACCTACTGCTGCTTTCATGTTTAGTGCCTTGAATATTGCTTGCTCATCTGTCACATAAGAACATGTCCGAAAACCTTTCATCTGCAAATAAAGGATAACTCGATGTGTGGCTTCCTCAAGGGCATCGCAATCTACTCTGCCAATCTCAATAGGCTCAGCATACTTCATAATGTCCTTAACATATGCTTCCTGATTCAACAAACTTTTGCCATATGCATCCATTAGCGGCCTAAAATAGTTTGAAGCTTCCTTGTCAACTGTTAAAAACTCTTGAAAGTATCTGCACTCGCCCTTGACAACGTGCTTTGTAACTAACTGACTTTTCATATGTGCAACTGCCTGCAAGTTATCTCTAAGAGCTTGATACATCCAGTTCGAATTCTTTGACTGCTCGCGAACAGAATTGTATTCGAACAAATCCTCAAGAATCTTGGTTGGCTTAAACAATCCTTTTGGTGTGCTTTCAGTTAGCTTTAAAGGTCCCCATACAACAGTGTCTGGGTTGTATCTCCAGTTCTTAACCCAATCTGTGTGCTCAGAGGTTCTGAGGAATTTCTCTTCGAAATCATCATCAAACGCTGCGTAATAGTTTTCACTATTAGCATTGTTTGCCAAGCTATGAATTCCGATTATCTTGCCGTCGATCGTGCTAACGACAGGTAATCCACAATGTCCATCATCCGTTGCAATCCAATGCTTCCAAAATGAACTCCTAGGAACCATGTATGTAGCACTTGTCTCTGTTATTGTAGATGAAGCTGATTTTTCTTGGAAATTTGTACCTACAATACACATTCTCTCATTGTTTTTGGGAGACCGAAAATGAAGCTTCTGAGGAAAGACTGGGAAATCCTTTGGCATCTTTATGATGATTATATCTCTCCCTGCGATTGGTTTAACTTGCAATGCCATCATATTATTCACCTTGAATGTACCATGATGAGATCGAACTTCCAACGTCCCATTGAAACTCTTGAATAAATGATGATTGGAAATGATATATGCACCGAAACCAATACCATACATCTCAGATGTTCCAAATTCGGATGTCACTTTGAGTTTGCAAATTGTTTGAGCAATAGGATTATAATCACGCAACCCTTTCATCAGTGATTTTGATTCGTGTTCGACAGGGATCGTTGGGATATCGCTCACATTCACTTCAACTGCTACTCCATTTTGCCTCAACTCTCCTTCGCGTTCTGGAAATTTCGCGATACCATTCGTTTTATCGCAAATTTTGAGAGGGTTATGTGGCATTAGGTCAACTTTTAGTGCTTTATCTGACCAATCCTTTCTCAAGTATGCGTGAACTGTTGTGTGCGCTAACGTTGATTGAGAGTCCAATTCATCTTCTTCAATCATTTTCCTTCTGATTTCGCCAAATCTCTCCTGAATATCAACGATGTCGGCATAAACATTCTCTTCAATTTGTGCTCCAGTTAAGGGGTCCACAAACTGAATGTAAGAAAATTCACCTGGTTCGAACCCATACATGTTGATGAAACGCCTGTTCGATTTGCCCATTCCAACTGTGTTTCCTGGATTCTTTCCTTTCTTTCTGTACGCAGATCCAAAGAACTCCTCGATTGTATCATCATTGTTGTCAATCTCAAAACCTGCTCGCTTATCTCGCGCCCGTCTGAACTTGAGAGCTTGAATTCTCTTCGATTTATTCTTCCCTTGATGTGATACACTCTGGAATGATTGTGTAAACCAATGATAAATCATGCACACTCCTCCAATCGACACCGCTCCTGCTATTAGTGCATCCTTGACCATAAGAGATTTACACCAGATTCCCTTCAAGTTCAAACTTTTTGCTAAGGAATCTTTGGACTGATGGACAACAAATTGTAATGATTCATACTTTGAGATTAAGTTCTCTTCGTCGACTGATCCATTGAGATTAGAAAATTCTTTCAGTTGACTCTTAACCATTTCAAGCTTCTTAATGTTCTCAGCTGTATAATCTTTTGCATATTTAGAACGCAGTGTGTTGGTGAGATTAACAATTGAAAACATGCTGTTGCAACCCTCATCGATGTAGCTTCTGAACTGATTTTGCTTCACGCGCTCTTCTTCTATCAATCTGTCCACTAAAATTAGAGTTCGAGGAATTGCAAAAAGATCAGTGTTCAGCGTATACGCAATCTTGCTAATAGATGATGATCTGATGCTTGGAAAGATTGACACATCTTTAAACTTGAGCACAATATTCCAAAGATTTTCGTGTAGTCCCTCTGGTATATCTTTGATGTGAAACGCAATCTTCACTGCCTGGGGAAGATCAAAAGATACACCAATTCTTTCATACTCGTACGCTGACATCCAAGCGCTCGAAGCCCTATATGGGATTGATTGCTCACACAACGGTGTGATTGATTCTCGAAGCTTGTATTTCTTCAGAGCTTCATGGATTGCTGGGTGCATCGTGCCGTCGTAGAAAACAAAATTTGTTGTGAAGAATGGACTGAGCTCAAACTGATTCATCGTTCTAACTCGCCGAACCGTGCAGTTTGCGATTATACTTGTCGTGACATTACTAGCCATTACTGGTAAGTTGTATGCGAAACAAGCTAACGCAGCCTCTGTTGCTATCATGCTCGGAATCTCAATAAGACCTTTTTCAGTGTGACCAATGCGCAAAGCTACACCAGGTTTAAACCTTCCAACTCGCCCAAGCCTTTGAATCCGTTCCCCGTAGCTGACATTCACTTTATTGTATGAAACGCTACGTGAATCCACATCTAAGAACGGCGACACTTTCAACCCAAAGTCAACCACTACATCTATGTCAAGTGTCACCCCATTCTCGATTATGTTTGTGGCTACAACGAAATGTGGTTTACTTGCCGTTCCTTTCGTGATGATTTCAAGGCTCCCGTGCTTCATAGTTCTACCATCAACTTTTGTCACCATCATGCCTTTTTCTGTTAGCAACTTCGATAAGCTGTCAACTTCATTGTAGCTTGAAACATAGACCAGAACGTTGTGACCATGTTGAATGACGTCCGCATTACTTTTAGTCCCTTGAGCATCTACAAATGACTTAAAAGAAAGGGAGTCCTCAACGATAAGTTTAACAGGGAACTGTGTAGTGAACTCAACTTCTCTTCCTGGTGGTGTAGCGGAAACTTTCAACACTTTGCAACTCTTGTGAAAGACGCTGACTAAACTTCTAAAGGCCATTGCAGAAGCATCCATCACATGACATTCGTCAAAAATTATATAATTGAAGTTTGTGAGTTGGCTTCGATTATTAGCAAAATAATGCAAAGCAAATCCACTCGTCATGATTGAGATTGGTGACGAGCCAAAGACACTGTTTCCGCGCATTCGCATCGTTGGTTTCTGAAAGAAAGGACCACTGGATAATTGTTTGAAAACGTTTTCAGCTAAGGGCCTTGTTGGTTCAATTAACAGAACGGAGCCAGATGAGCTCAAATGCACTGGTAAGCCAGTTGACTTGCCAGATCCAACTGCACCACGAATTAAGAAATCTAAATGCTCACTCTGAGCGATGTCACTTGCTACTTGAACTGCTCTCGCTCTGGTGAATTCCACAAAATGCCCTTCCGTTCTGTAATGTGGTATTGTGTACCCCATTTGAATTTGACGATCCCACCAGTCTGTGAATTTTATATCTTGTGTGTGGCTACCTCGTGTTATTTCGTCGTCTAGCTCAAAGTCAACTGTTTGATTGCGAACATCAAAATTTTCCATGTAGTCATCTAAGGATTGGTGTCGAACTTCACAATCTAACGTTGAGACAATACCCTTTAGCTTGTTTAACGTTTTGAACACACAGTCACTTCTTTCGGAGTCAAAAAGCATTGTTATTAACGTTATGAATGCAATTACCTGCTCCAGGTTTTTGACTTCCGGTGTACTCTTCTGATGTTTGACAGAGTATTGTTCCATTTGTTTCTTAGCGAAGTCGACGATGCTCGGGTTCACCGTTTCCAGATACTCAATGTACTCTTCCCAAGTGAATTCTCTTTGCAACTTGGCTTGGAGGGAAGCATAAAGCTCAACACAAACTTTTTCGTTGCTCTCTATCTCGATTTGTTGAATTTTTCTTTTATACATTTTATGCTCTATTATTAAACCTTGTAGAACTAAAATTATACTACCCAACAAACTAGTTATCGTAATCACATTAGTAAAAACAACTAAAGAAGGGAGACTACGGAAAATTTTATTAACAAAGAAAGAAGTGACTTTAACTGTCTTATTATGCACATACAACCTAATACTCTTACTGACATTCTCTTTTCCGTTCTTGAAAGCTTTTAAACTCCTTTCCAAACATGCACTTGGTGATATGTCGTACAAGCCCCTCAAATCTGCTTTTCCGATGGGTCGCAAAGGTTGAGCAATAAGTCGCTTGGCTTTTTGTGAATGCCAAATTGCAGATAATTTTTCCCACCAAGTTAAGTCGCACCATGCCTCGTGTAAGAGATCTAGATAACTTTTTTCCATGAGGTGAAGTACTTCTCTCTCATAATTCATGAACCCATTGGTATACAAAGCTTCATCACTATGTGCCTTCTCTTTGGTGCGCTGAAGTAATTGGATTGCAGTCATGTAAGTTAGATGCATTTTAAACCCATCACATGTGACATCCAATAAGTCACTCGCTGCTGTATCCATAATTCTACGTTGTGCCAATAAAGTTTCTGAAACTGAAACCTTAGTTGCAAGTGACGACAACATGGTTGCTATCATGGCTAGTGATTGTTTCTCATTTATCCAGAGCTTAACAGCGATTTCAAAAGAACCATTGTTGTACATTGCCAATAAAATCCCGGGTGATAGCATCGCCATTAACATGATGTATGGTTCATCAATTAAGAGCTGCTTCATGATTTTTGGTCGGAAGATGCCTTTGAGTAAAACTTTCGTAGCCTCGAATTCGCTAATCATCACTTTGCTAGGGCCAAATGGAGACTCGCCATCACGAAGTGAGTCCGCATTTTCAGGAGTTCCACCAACTCTGTAATGTTTGATGTCTGATTCCAATTCGTCGTTAGCGAACAGAATTAGTTGTGAAACTGTAGCTGCCTTCAGAATGTGAAATCCAGTCGTTATAGACCCGAATGAATCAACAACGTGACAAGTTTGTGTGTTGTGATCCACCAATATCCTTGGCAATTCAGCATCATGAACATCAGGATAGAAAATTCGCAATTGTGCGCAAGTGGTTGCTAAATCCATGAGAGTTGGCCACTTCCCAAGTTTAGGGACACACAGATCACGAACTTTCTTGGTGAAGTCTTTTGCATCTTCTTCATTTACGTTGATAAGCATCGCCAAATAAATGTTAATATAACAATATCCTTCTTTTGCTATATACAACATTTCCGTATCTCCTTTTGGCAAATCAACGTACTTTTGATCTCCACTGTTCCCAATCACCATATGCTTCTTCGTTGGTGGATAGAATGTTGATTCAACTGCTGTGCCATCATCCAGTGTAGTGCAACAACATGGGTACACAAAGTTTCCTTCCTTCAGACTTGTACATTGCTTCCCAACAGTAGGCTGTTTAATGAAATCTCCTTTCATCTTTTGCCTAAATTCTGCAAGATCTAGCGGAACAATCAAGTTTCCAATTGACAATTTCCGTGCTCCATTTGGATGGACTCTGATTTCATAGGATAAATATCCTTTTGATGGGTCAATCTCCTCAAAGAAATTAGAAAAGAAACGCTTTGCATGATACTCACGTTGACCCCACACAAAATTGGCATTTTTGTCCAGTTGGTTGTCACAAGATAAATAAAAGTTCCAATTTGCTTTTGCTGACAACTTGTTCCGGAAAGATGCAATGTCACCTTTCTTTATGTTATCAGTTCGGTTTTTCTGAAATCTGGCCAGCTCGAGCAAACTCTTTTGTGCTTCTACCCACTCCTGCGAATTATTCATTTTCCCTTTCAAGAAAAAGTTGTTTAAAATGTTTAAATGTTTGAAGGGCCCATGCTGCTTGTCACCAATTGATTTGTACATCTCATCAAAATAGTCTGGGTTCACTGCAGTTGGTTCTGAGAAACATCTAACAACCTTCAAAAGCTGCTCCACATGTGGGAAAACACTCCTATCAACACCAAGCCTTTCCAAGCCTTCATGCGCGTGCTTGTGCAACATTGCCATGAGCTCTTCAACGGGCATTTCTGCATACTTCCGAGCGCACTCTTTACAGGTTATTTTGGAGCATGGAATTATGCTGTGAGTTACTAATGCTGCCATTCGACCGCAATCTGCAACTGATATGTCTGGTGTGCAATCATGATCAGTTGGATAACGATATTTAGCCCAATTGCCATCAATTCCTTTCCAAAACTCAGTGGCATGCGAAAATTGTGCCATTCGAAGCATTGTTGTCAAAGTCACTTTCGTTCTAGCATCAAATAATTTGCCTTCGTAAACTCCGCGCACGATAAACATACCATTCCATGACCGTGACTGGTGCCCTTTAAGTTTCTTGGCATTTAGAACAACACCACTATCACCCTTACGCAATTGAGTTGTGTGCACTTGATCCTGCCACTTACCAACCTTTGAGAGTTGCTTAACTATGTTGGATGTCCATGAGTCGCAGGAAAAATCCACTCTTCTCTTTATTCCCTTCAGATGGAGAACAGCAACGCGTGCACAAGTTTTGTGACTCCTTGTGACATAGTCCAATTTTGTGGATTTCTTAGTGATGATTTCCACAGATGCATGCTTCTGTGCCATGATGCTCTTAATCTTCTTGATAAAGTTAGTGAATTGAGCATCTGTCATGTTCTGTTTCTTGAAAGCTCGTTTCGTCTTCATGCTAGGCACTGTGTGAATGCCTCTCTTGCCACCAATCTCCATGACTTGAGATGGCGCAGGACCACCAGCTATTGATATGCGTGTGATTATGGTAGGTGGTGACTGTTGAAACTTCTCCTCCTCCTCCTTCTGTTTTTGGATTTTTGATTTTATCTTATCGAGCTGCTTGTTGCTCCTGTATTTATAAAAGAGTGTGCCATCTTTTCGCTTAGTTATAGTAGCGAATGCTTGTTTCTCCAATCTCTTGGCAAGGATCTCATCGAGCTTGTCGAACGGATCAGTGCACTTTGCCATTGGCGTATCAGTGCTGAGAGTTTTCACAGTGAAGACAACTGTTTCCCGAGCTTCCAGTGTTGAGTTTGTCACTTCATCGAGGCCCTTGGAAGACTCAGACACAGGCACTGTGTGAGAAACAAATGGAATGTTTGATGGAAAAGATCCGAACATCATAGTTTCACCAGTCTGCTGTTCAACATTAGTTTCAGATGTAGCTTCAACTACTGCTGCTTGAGCTTTCCTAATGAAATCTTGAATGTTTTGTTGCTCTTCGCGGTAGTTGAAGTCGACCTGCTCCAAATAGTCTTCACAGCAGTGCTCATTGTCAATCTCCTCGACACGCCAGAACACTTGTTCACAAGTGGGACATTCGTAACAATCTTCATCGAAGTTGTATACGAATCCACGCTTGACGGCCGCATTGTGACGAGCTAGATGATGCTTGTTGAATCGACCTTCAGTTTGCTTATTGAACTTGCGGAATGTTGCGTAATCCATGGTGTGTGTTGCTGCCATTTGATTGATTGTTAATTTTACTGAAAAGGATTTAAGTTTACTGAATTGCTTAGAGATTGCAAGAAATTCTGTATGCTTGTATGTTTTCAGTTGTGTTGTGATGTTTTGTTTTAATTT